CACAGGTTGAACTTGGAAAATATAATACTATTTTAGATGCAACTAAAGAAAAGTTAAAACTACTGTTAGACTATTGGACCAAGATTAGAGCTGCTATGGCAGGTGCGTCAGGTTCCACTGGTGTAACAGGATCTACTAATGTAACAGGATCCACTAGTGTGGCAGTCTCTACTCCAGAACAAGACGCAGCAGCAAAAGCAGCAGCAGAGGCAGCAGATGCAGCCGCCGCAGCAGCAGCAGCACTAGCAGCAGAAGCAGAAGCCGCAGCAGCCGCAGCCGCAGCCGCCGCAGCAGATGCAGCATCTGTGAACTCTGCTATTACTGCTATAAGTACAGCGCAAACAACAAAAGATATCAACAAAGCAGTACAGGTAGCAGTTCTTGTTGGAGAATCTGCATCAAATATTGCAAATGCAATGATGACTGGATTGGTTGCTCAGGGTGTAGATACAGCAAATGCTGCTTCTACTGCAAGATATACAGGCATGGCTATTCAATATCAGCAACAGCAGCAAGCAGCAACTCAAGCAGCAACAAATGCAGCATATGAAACAAGCAACAGGTTAAGATCTAAATTTGCAAATGCTGGCGGATTAATGAAAAAGTATTATGCCAAGGGCGGACCAAGCCTTGGCTCTGATATTGTTCCAGCAATGCTTACCCCTGGTGAATTTGTAATGAGTAAATATGCTGTTAAAAACTTTGGTGTTGATAATATGAAGGCTGTAAATGATGGTACATATTCTGGAGAGTCAGTGTATAATTATAGTATTAATGTAAATGTTAAATCTGGTGCAAATCCTGATGAAATTGCAAGATCAGTAATGACACAGATTAAACAAATTGATTCACAAAGAATTAGGGGACAAAGGGTTTAATTATGGCTACCGCTGCATATATGACAGGTCGTAAGCGTTATCAGCGCCCAGAGGCAGTTCTTTGGTCTAATAACTCTGGCACCTTAACAAGTGGACTTTATGTTCCAAATGGATTTGAGGTTGGGGCTGTTGTTCCTGGCGGTACAGATCAAGACCTAATTGATCAGTTCTTAATCTTATCTGATAATAATCGTGGAGAGATTAATTTTAATCAACAAAGAATCGAAAAGCGTCAACGTACAATTAATGGCCGTATGCGTTCATATCATATTGCAGACAAACTTAGTATTAGTATGTCTTGGAACATGCTTCCATCCCGTGCATATTTTGAGGTAGCAGATTTTAGTTCTACTGGTACTTCCCCATATAAAAATACATTGGGAGAATTTACAACAGATGGCGGTGCTGGCGGCGTAGCAATATTAGACTGGTATCAATCACACCCTGGACCATTTTTTATGTACCTAGCATATGATAAATACAGTAACTTTAAAACAGGTGGAGAAATCACAGATGCTTCATTTGGACATTTAGCACAATATAATCAAATTATTGAAGTTTATTTTGCAGATTTTAATTATTCTGTCGTAAAACGTGGCGGTAGCACATATGATTTCTGGAATATAAACGTAACCCTTGAAGAGGTTTAAATGTTTATTAATGAAACATTAAAAACCCATTTAGAAACATCAGCAACAATACAACTAAGATCTTTGGTTCTTGCTGAGTGGAATATGAATATGCCAGATAATATATTTTTACTTGGTAATTATCGCTACCGTCCAACAACGGCAGGCTCAGACTTTTTTACTTTGCCAGTGATTTTTGATTCCTTAGATTCTGGCGGGTATTATACAGGTGCCACAGATGCAGATGTAGTAGTAGATGGTGGATTCGATAATAATGGAACACCTCAACAGTTTACTCTTTTAAAAGAAAAAATGAAAATGCTTTATTCTTTAGAAGATTGCATTAAGCCATTTAGACCACGCTCTGGTATTAATAAACCCTTGTATTTTTCTGGTTCATATTTACCAAATTCTGGTTCGGCAATGGCACAGCGTCCAAGATGGTATATGCCATCAAGATATGATCAATTTAGATATTGGACTTCTTATAGAACAGAAGATAATGTTGAATACGGAATTGCTAAAAATATTTCTAACGCTTTATACTACATTGATGATGCTGTTCCTTTTGTAGTTTATAAGAATCAAATTCCAGCAAATCGTCTTGTTGTAAAAATGCAAACTGGGGTTGGCACAATAGATTTAGGACCGTATACAACATCAACTGGTTCAATATCAGATCCTTTATATGGAAATGCAAATAGAAAAACTCCAGCAAGATGGAGAATACAATATCTTAATGGAGACAATTGGATAGATGCATACACTTTTACAGAAAATGATACAAGGGAAGATGGCTCTCCGATCATTGCACCAGACGGATATGTTGAGTTACAATATGGATTAATTATTCCAAATCAATACAAAGACACCTATAAATTTATGGGATCTCTGTCTTCAAGCACTCTTTTGCCAGATGAAACTGTTATTGGAAATGCTTTTTTAATTGTTGAAAATACTGGAGACTTAGGAACATTTTATATCTGGGATGGAGACAGTTACGAAACTTTTACACCAGAATATGGATGGATTCTTGGCTCTGAAACAATTACAAATGAAACATCTTTTGTAACAGATCTAACTTCACCATCATCTTTTACAGACCCTGTTGCTGGTGGAACATCTTATAGAGAATTTCAGTATATGCGTGGTATTAGAATTGTTGTTGATGTTATGAATAAATTTGATTCAACTTTTGATCTTATTGAGTTTTCACCAAGATTATTGGTAGATCTATCAGACAAAACAATTCAATATGATGTTACAAAAATATTATCAGATGTTGGGGTTACATCTTTACCAGTAGGCCAACTGCTTGCATCAACTGGAACAATGTCTCTTTTTGATGATGATCAAGCCTTTAACGAAAACAATTCGTCTAGTATCATTGCTGACTATGTAAGAAAAAACATTAAATTTTTGTTTTATGAAGTTGTAAGTAATGTAGAAGATACAGATGGTTTCCTGTATGATTATTATATTCCTATCAAGACTATGTATTCTGAAGGACTTCCACAGGCAGACCTAGAAGCTGGATCAATAAGTATTCAGTTAAGAGACTTTTATTTTTTCCTTGAATCAATGCCAGCCCCCAGATTACTTCTAACAGAGTCATCTTTAAGTTTTGCAATAACTACACTATTAGACTATATTGGTTTCACCAACTATACCTTTAGAAGGATAGAAGGAGAGTCTGATCCTGTCATACCATACTTCTTTGTTGCCCCAGATCAAAACGTGGCAGAAGTTTTAAATCAACTTGCAGTAGCAACACAAACAGCGATGTTCTTTGATGAATATAACAACTTTGTCGTAATGAGTAAAAACTATTTGATGCCCACAACAGATGAAAGACCAACAGACTTTGTTCTGCTTGGAAATAATAATCAATCCGATACAGGCGTCATAGAAAATTCCTCATCTGGAAATTTGCCAAATATAATCTCTATTGCTTCTCAAGACAAAAAAATATATAATGATGGAAAAATTTCCTATACCACAAGATATTTACAAAGATCTTATGGGTCAATTAGACAAGCAAGCATGATAGATAGAGAAAAGACTTGGATTTATAAGCCAGCCCTTTTGTGGGAAGTAGCAGGAACAGAAAACACCAAGACAATAAATGAGGTTGCTGCAAAGCAGGGCAATTATGTTTTGGGTGCTATGCCTATTAATTCTAACCTACCAGCAACCCCACCTATCGTATCTGGAGGGGTAGTCATAAATAACACAATAGACCTAGGTGAAAGCGTATACTGGTTAACAAGATATCAAGGATATTTCTATGCTAATGGAGAAATTATTAGATTTGATGCTGCTGAATTTAATATTACAGGAACTGGAAATGTTTATATAAGTAGTAATCAAGAGTATCAGAGATATTTTTCTACCCTTCCATTTAATGGAAAAATTTATCCTACAGGATTAGTTCGCATTTACTCTGTTCCTTTTTATGAGATTATTGATGGTAATGAGCGTTTGCAACCAGGTGCTGTTTATGAACATGGTCGTGGACAGTTTGGCACCCCCATAGTTGAACATACTGCTGGAATAAGTAGTTATTGGAGTGACAGCGCTTATATTCGTGGATGCAATATGCAAGCGCAATACATGTTTACCACTGAGTTAGATCCAACCGTTCCCTCTACAACCACAGGCGCTGCTGGAGTTAATAATGATTTAGCAAAACAAACAACAAGAAATGGCATTATTAAAAACTTTATGTCAACAACATATTTAACTGAAACTGCAGTTAATGATTTAAAGTCAACTCAGGCAGGGACAATGCAATCATCGGCTTTGATTATGAATGGTCCATCTTTTAAAACTACTGAGACGCCACTCAATTTTGTTTCTTATGTTTATAAAAATTTAGATGATGCATACAGGCTGTTTGGAACAAGATTTCGCATTATTGGAAAAGTTGAAAACAATGAAAATCGTGCTCAAACTCCTATTGGCAGTACATCCTATTATCAAGTTACTGGTGCTTTACCAAATCAAAACATCAGTATAGGCGGAGGATCAGGAGGCTTAGCCGTATTGCTTAATCCAGAAACAAATAATGGATATTATTTTGAAATTGTAGCAATGACAGAAGATAACATTGAATCATATATTACTACAGACAATGCTGGCAATCCAAACATATCAATTAACAATGTTGTATTTTATAAAATTAAAAAAGATTCTTCAAACAATGATGCAATTCCTGTAAAACTTTGGGGAGGGCTGGCTAATATAATTGTTGATGATGGAAGGTTTACTGGCCAATATAGAATGTCTGGCGAAGAAAATTCAACGGTATATGATCTATCAGTAGAATATGAAGACATTGGAACTACTCGTAGGTTTTACCTATATATCAATAATAAGTTAATCCAGATAGTTGATGATACAGATCCTCTACCAATTTTCAATAATATTGCTCCATTTGTTCGTGGATCCTCCAGAGTAATGTTTGAAAATGTTTACGCTTTAGCAGAAAATTATTCACAGAACACAGTGTTTACTGTTGGTGAAACCCTGTCTAGCGTTTTTGGCGATAAAGCCATTGATGCAAACGAGTCGTTTCGTAAATATGCTATGAGTGGAATAATTCAAGCCACATACCTTACAGGAATAAGTTCTGAGCAGCCACCAAAATACAACATGTACTTTGATGAATTTGGTACGATTATGCGTGAATGTGCATATTTTGATATTAGATATGATAGATCTTATCCAGCACTTTATGCACAACTTTCTCCAACATTAAACAGAATCAAGGGATATACCGTGTCTGGGTTTCAGGCAGATTCTTATGGAGCAGAATTCTTAATATTTAATGCGACTGATACAGCCCTTAATTTAGACGAAACAACAGGAAACTATCTTAGAATTCAAGGAGTCACATTTACACAAGACACAAGTTATCAGTTAACTGTGGATGAATATTTTAGAAAAACTAGCAATTTGTCAAACCCACAACTTCAAGGTAGTGCAGTTATTACATCCCCTCTTGTGGAAAAAGTAAAGTATGACGATATTAAACAAAGCAGAATGATATATGGAAAAAATGAATTTGCTATTGAGAGTCCGTATATACAGACTGAAGATGACGCACAGCAACTAATGGGCTGGATTATTAACAAAGTTATGGTCCCTAAAAAAGCGGTAGGGATAAATATGTTTTCTATTCCAACCCTACAACTTGGAGATATAGTTACCATTAATTACGAAGACTCTACAGGCCTTGATCTGGTTGCTCCAACAACAGATAGGTTTGTGATATATAATATCAAGTATGGAAGAAATATAGACGGTCCAAACATGACAATATATTTGAGTGAGGTGTAAAATGTCAGAAGATAGAACTGTATCTCCATTGCCAATGACTCCAAACAGCGCTGGTTTAAACATTAATGCTTTTGCTGTCAATCCAGTTTTGACTGCGCCAATAGATACGATTCTTTTAAATGATGAAACCACCCCAATAGAAGTTATGGCAGACCTAATATTTGAAAATATTGGAGGGCAAGAATTAATTAATATTGCTAGAAATGATACGGTAAATGGTCAAAATGTTATTTATCAACCTATTAAAAATCTTTCAACAATTCAACAACAATATAACCCTAATAACATTATTAGTCTTCAGTCTACATCAGATAAATATTTTCAGAATTTTTCTATTAAATTTGAAACCAAGGTGCCCAACGTTGGCAATGGTCCTAATGGAGAACATATCTATATAGATACAAATAATGGTGGATTAGTTATTGAGGCTATTAATGTTGAAGATGGCGAACAAATTCAGGTAGAAATAACCACAAGTGGTACAATATATGAGGCGGAATTATGATAACAAACACTGGACAGTCTATTATTGGCAAGTACCTTCTTGGTCAGGCGCCTGCCTATGCCTCTTATATAGCCGTAGGATGTGGCGCACAGCCCCTAGAAACCGCTGACCCATACGGAGACTACTCCGCTAAAGAAAACCTTGACTTTGAGATGTTTAGGGTTCCAATTTCTTCAAGAGGTTTCGTAAATGATGGCGGTACAGAAAAATTAGTCCTAACAGCAGAATTACCAACAGAAGAAAGATATGAAATAACAGAGATAGGATTATATTCAGCAGGGTCAAACCCATCTGCTGGAGCCTATGATAGCAAAACTGTTTTTGCTTTTACACAGGGAGAAAATTGGCAATATCACGACCAGGATTCAGCGTCTGTTATTCCAACAATTACAGAACCGTTAGATGATCCTAATGATGATAATGTTATTGCTACCGCAGATCCAGTATTTCAAACAAATGCTGATAACTC